GATCTCCTCGGAGTAGATCTCGAGGCTAATACAATCTCGATGGAACTTATCTTCGAGAGTGTTGATTGGGTATCGGAGTTCCTTAAAGGAAGAACTTTAAACGATGCTCTATGCGATCTCTCGATGGTGATTATAAAAGAGGGGAAAACTTCTTTTACTCAACAGGATAAGATCGGTATCTTTAAGGGTAGAGTATTAGATGCCATCTTTGGAGATCCATCCTCTCCGAAGGGTACTGTATCCTTTACGATAGAGAACTCTGTTAATATTCGAGTAGTGAAACTCTTAGGAGAGCAGCACGTAATAATCGAAGATAACTACTCTATTGGTATCATTACACAAAGTAAGGGTAAGGTAGTTCCTTTCGTGTTTGGTACTCTAGGAATAAGCCCAAGAGAGGAAGCAGGGAGCATCTCTTTTGATACAGATCTCCATGTAGCTCCCGCATACCAGGCCGGAGGAACTCCCACTCTATTAACTCAATACTTCCAAGTTGCATACCATGAAGTAGAGAGACCTATAAGCGGTTCTAATATTCAAATATTCGATGGAAAGGGGGGATCTTTTACTAATCCAGTAGAGATAGCCGTAGATTCTAAGGGCTTTGTTCATTCTTACGTACCCTTCTATCTTACTGGGGTAGGATCTCCAGAGGGAACAAATCTACAATTTGATAATTTCCAGGTATCTAGCCCGGAGTTATCTTTTTCTTATTATGCCTCTTGGGGAGAATCTGCAGGAGGCATCTCGAGTATAGATGGAACGGGCCCAATAGAAGGAGCGGTAGATCTTTCCCTCTATGTATTAGATAGATCGGAGTTATTTTTTGACTTTTCATCATGGAAAGGCCTATCTCCTATACTCAATCGATATAAGTTCGGTGGGTATGTTAACGATATAGAAGTAAACGCTCTCGAATGGATACAAAGTAATATTTGGAGTTTACTTCCTATTATGGTAGTAAATGGAGGTAAGGGAATCCAAGCTGCTCTTAATCTCTATACATACTCACAAGAGATTATCCCTTCTCATCATCTAATAGAAAGTGGAGAGCTAGAGATTATAAGCCCATTAACTCCGCTCGAGGGTGAGATTATAAATAAGATTACTATCCGGTTCTCTTATGCAGGCCAGAGCGATGCTTATAGATCTAAGGTAGTTATAGATCCTTTACTAAAAGAAGATGAACCTCTTAAGTATAGAGATCCCCTAGCTTATATCTCTTATACTCGCTACGGACTGCGAGAGAAAGTTATAGAGGCTCCTTTTGTTTACGATCTACAGACTGCTATAAGAATAGCTAGAGATAAGATTCGAGCCCATGCTCTGGGGAACTATGCTATCGAGATCTCTGCAGCTCCAAAGTATGGATATTTGGATCTAGGAGATATTGTTTCTATCTCTTCGGATAAAGTCGGATTCTCAAATCATAAGTGTCAGATCGTAGCGAAATCTTGGAGCGATAACCGGTGGAGATACGTACTCCATATCGAAGATAATCCTCTAGTAACTATTCGAGATTAATACTTTCCCATCTTTCTCAATAATAAGGAGTATAGTAATATCATGATAGTATATTTAGACAGACAACACTCAGGCCAAATCAACAAAATTAACGCAAGAGGAGCGGAGGCTAAGCCTACCCCTGCTTTTGGTAATGGGATGGAGGCTATCTATACCGGATACTTATCTTTAATGATAGAAGAGAAGCTCTTAGAGCATGGTGTTAAGGTTATGCCTATTGCAGATGGTAAATATCCAGAGAGGCATAGTAGAGTGAATGAGTATTCAAAAAAATTTCCACAAGATAAGCAAGTTTATCTCGCTTTGCATTTAAATGCAGGTGGAGGAGATTACGCTTCTTTCTTTCATATGGGAAGCCAAGGAGGAGTAAAGCTAGCAAATTCAATATGTGATAAGTTAAAAGAGGCATCTCTTCCGGGTCTTGTTAGATGTCTTCCAAAAAAAGCAGCTCCAAACGATTGGACAAAAAACGCACACTATACAATCAAAGGAGTAAAAAAACCAATTGCTCTATGTTGCGAACCTATTTTCATGGATACCCATCCTCATTTACTCACCTTTGAACATCTTAAGACAATAGCGGAAGCGATGGCCTCCGGGATTGTTTCTTGGAGTCTGTAATGGAACAAGAGCTTATAAATCTTCTATTAAATGGAGGAGCTAATATAGCCTTCGGGATGTTCTTATATATGCAAAATAAAGAGCTACAAAAAAGAGCAGACTCCAGAGAAGCAAAGCAAGATAAAAAGGAAGAGGCTCTTAGGGCTCGTTATGATAAAGTTATATCAGATATGCAGACTAGAGAGGATGCTATAAGAAAAGAACTCGTATCGGAGATAAACGATCTCGATAAGCGGTTAACGATGCTAGAAACAAAAATAGAGCATATTTTTAATATCGTAGATGAAATTAAAGCGAAGTTCGTAAGGGTAGGATAATCCTTTCGATCTCTTTATCTTCGAAGAGATCCCAAGATGCTCTCTTAAATATGGTTATATCTTTCGGGCCTGTATTCTCTACGTAGAACTCGCTAAGGAATGGAACTAGCCCATCGATAGCGGAGTACAATCTCCGAGTATCGATAATAGCCATCCAGAGCCTACCGGAGTATAAGAATCCTTCCATCGTAATATCGGAGATCTCTCCTCCGTTCTTTATCGAATCCAATCGAGAAGCAATCTCCAGAGGCATCTCTGGATACTTTGTCCTCTTCCATCTTAGAGCAAAGTGCCTAGCAGGTCTACTCTTCCATAATCGAGCGGATACCGTAAGATCCCTATCGGTATCATTTACTCTATAAGTATAGTCTATTCCATGCTTAAGGTCCCGATCGGTACCAATCTCCGTAATCCATTCTCCGGGGAATTCTTCTGCGAGAGTAGGAACTACCCAATCAAACCATAATCGATCGCTTTCTTTTAATCTGTACTGTGTATTCATTCCGTAGCCTCCGGGCTCGATGCACTATAGCATAAAAAATAATGAAAAAACTTTCATTTTATTGATACACAGTATAAAAAACTATGTTATAGTTATTTATATCCAATAAGGGATATCAAACAAGAGGTACAAAATGACAAAAAAAGCAGCAGTAACAAGATTAAAAAATAAGATTTCAAAAATGAGTAATGAAATCATCGTTTCAGTATTAAAGGATATGGCTAAACCTTGGGATAAATATACTTCAGAAGAGAGAATGGTAAAAGCTTATCTTTATGATGAATACGAAGATCGTAACGGAGAGGAAGCAGTAGATATCCTTTTAGATGTTATAGAAGCAATCGAAGAAAGCAAACGATAATCAATCAACCTGGGGAGGGCTTTCCTCCCCATTCACTCAAAGAGGTACAAAATGGAACGATATCAATATTTTACAAAGTATGAAGGGATTATAGATGCTTGCAATCGCTTAAGATTATCCGGAGCGAATAAGCATAACGCTAAGGAGATCGCAGGTAATCTCTTTAAGGTATGGGTAGAAGGGTATAAGAAGATGAGCGGAGAGAAAGTAGATAAGCATGATGTATATCCTAATCTCTATGTTCTTATCAAAGAAGAGCAATTGCTAACCCTTAACCAAGTAGCGAAGATCGCTAAGCACTATGGGATCTCGAAAGCAGTTCTAGAGATGCGTATTAATGATTTTAGTAAAGTTAACTAACAAGAGGTACAAACAATGAAAACAATTAAAGAACAAATAATAGGCCATATCCTAGTAACGGTGGCCTTCTCTTCTCTCTTCGCTACTTATGCTCTCCTATGCTATGCGGTGGGGGTGTAAGATGATTAAACTAAATAGAATGGATGAAGATAGAACCTTCTCTCTTAATATGACCTTCAGAACAAAAGTAAATATCTACGAATTAAGCGAAGATTATCATATAAAGCATATAACAAGAAGTATGATTGGTCTCTCTTTAGAATCTCTTATTAAAGAACAACTACCATTCAAGCCGGAAGTTTTTATATATTGTGTCAAAGTAGATAAGATCCATGAAGTTAACAAGGTAGAGAAGCTTGGTAATATAACTTTACTTATGGAATATAGAACTACTTTAAAAGTAGAAACAGTAATTAATTATGGGGGTGTAAGATGACTAAATCTCAAAAATATAAAGCTATGTTTTTAATGAATACTAAAGCTTGGTCTGATGATTTTATAGATATATACGAAAAATGTCAAGAGGATGCTTTTTTGATTCTACACGATTGCGAATTATCATTAAATAGCCCATCTCTAACAAAATATATAACCTGTGAAGCAATCTTCCTACTAGTAGATGGTAGTTATATTATTTTTAAAACATGGGAAGAGATCACAACTTGTACAGTTTTTAAAAAACAAGGGTTCGTAATGAGTTGTATAGAACTTGTAGATCTCTCCTCTGCTATGTCCTCGGTTATTGTCTGCAGAAATCTATCTAAATTATTAAAAGGAGAAACAAAATGAATAAGCGCAGAAGAAACTACATAAAAGAGAATGGAAGAACATCTCTCCGAAAGATGAGTAACAAGAGAACACCATCTAAGCCCATCTTCTTAGATAATTCAGCTCCAATCTCTGCAGCA